TACACATGGGATAGTGGTAGAGATGCTTTTATTCCACCCAAGCCTTTTAATTCATGGCAATTAAATACATCAACTTGTAGATATGACCCACCAAGTGCAAGGCCAGATGACGGAAACCATTATGTGTGGGATGAAGATAATACTCAATGGGTATCAGAATAAATACCGAATATAAGGAAGGTGATTAATGCCGACCACTACATTCTCATCAATGAGACAGGATATATTGAGACCTATGGGTCTTGTGACAGGAACTGTAACTACAAACTTGTCATCATCAAACGCATCTGTAATTGATTCTCTTCTTACAAGAAGATTTAGCGTAAATGATTATTTTAATAATAGATGGTTTGTTCAAATAACATCACAAAATAATGCAGGGCAAATCAGAAGGTTAACTGATTACGTTGGGTCATCAGGAACGCTTACAGCGGCAGGAGCAAACTGGAGTGCAGATTCTAGTGGTGCTACATATGAATTATCTGCTGTAGATCCAAGCGATGTATTGAGTTTATATAACGAAGCTCGTGAACAAGTATTTCCAGATATCTCGTTAATACGGGATTTGGAAACTGCCGTTACGGGTAACAGGCAACATACATACACCGTGTCATCTACTATGCGAAGGATAGACAGAGTTTATCTCGGCAATAGAAGAACTGCTGAATCAGGGGATAATTTACTCTTAAATGGTGACTTTGAGGATTGGTCTAGTACAACGGCTGTTGATAACTTTGCAATTGCCGGATCGGGAGCTTCTGTACATCAGGAAGTTCAGACTACAAATCCCGAAAACTACGGCGTATTATATGGCGATAATTCAGCAAGGGTACTGGTTCCAAGTAGTGTTGTTACAACTCTTTTACAGACATATGATTCTACATCCAGTTCATATACAGCAGTCGCAACCGAAGGTCAAGAATGTAACCTTTCAGCATGGGTATATTGCACTACCGCATCCAGGGTAAGTCTCTACATAGGTTCTGCCCTGAGTGCAACACATAGTGGAACAGGATGGGAATTACTAAAAGGTAGTGCTAATTTAAGTGCTACAGCAACATCTATAGCAGTTGGAATAAGTGTATCTTCAGGTGCAGCTATACCCGTATTTGTCGATGAGATATGGATGATATTGGGGCAGAGCGAAATGTCTGATGTTCCATATACAGAACTACGCAATTGGGAACACGTTCCTCCGGTAGCAGGAGCTAGTGATGGAGGAGTGTTACGGTTCTCTGAAATATTACCTGATAAAAAAAGAATCAGAATAGTTGGAAGGGACATGCTTTCTTCTGTCAGCGCTGATTCAGATACAGTCGAAATTGACGGAGAATTATTACATCCCCTATATGACAAAGTAAGACAGCTTGTCGCACTTAGAATGGCTGCAGCAGACCCTTCGTCCAATTGGGCTGAAATGGCACGTCAGTATGAAGAATCTTATGTCCGGGCGGTTGAGGGTAACTTGGTAAAAGTTAAGTCTCCTCCGGTAGCGGTTCCAAGAATGGTGTTTTAATGTCACTTGATGTAGAAATAAATTCAAACGGGTATTCATTAGTGGGCGATAAAAGCAACACTAAGGTATCTACACGCCCTGTACAGCAATTTGTTCAACCGATAAGACAAACAGGTCGTACAAGGCCAGAAGATACTGCTCAGTACGAATCTTTTGTTATTCCTAATTTAATGAATGGATTTGGAAGAAACAAGATTTCGTCTGATATGGCATTTGACCCGGAAGAATATAAGAGATTTTGGAACTCTACATCTGAGACAAGATTTGAAACTATATACCTACCGCTATTATCGACAACAGCAAGTCATACAGGTCTTGAAAGAATACGGGTATCGGCAGAATTTAAAGGTACGTTGTTTGCGTTATTTGAAGACACAACTGGACATGAAATTTCTTGTGCTAAGTTTGATAGTGACGATGATCCACAATGGGAAGAAGCAGGCGAAGTTGAAAATTTACATTCACACGGAGGTTATGTATCAAATTCTGCTACAGCATCTGCTACATCAGGAACTACAGAAACTGTAGATGTAGCTACCGCAGGAGAAGATAGATATCTTCTTTTGTTTGTAGGCACTCGCAAAACTGATAGCCATGTAACTACTAATAGTGCTACGTATGGTGGCGTTTCTATGAGTAAATTACGCACAGCAGGAACGGATGGAACGGATGACAATATCGTAACTGTGTTTGGATTAGCCGATCCTGCTACTGGAACTAATACTGCTGAAGCAACTTTTTCTGCAGCTATAAATACTGGGAGTGGCGGTAGAGCAACTGTAATTGCAGTTGCTTTAAACAATGTGTCTAGCGTTGTTACAGGTGGAACATCTAATAGTGATAGCAATGCAACTACAACAAGTACTTCTGCAATTACAGTAACAATAGGTGACGTTGGGTTTGATATGGCATTTATCTCTACTGGTACACCTGCTGCAGGTACTGGGGGAACATCTGTACGATCCGGTACACAAGCAAGAGTTACAAGAAATTATTCACCTGATACTTCATTAACACAAGTTCAAACATTTTCTTCGGCTTCATTTGCCCATGCAGTTCAGACTGTAAGATTCAAAGGTGGATTAATGCCGTTAGATTTAGCTGTTAGCGGTCCTAATTTAGTTGCACTTTTTCTAGCTAATGATGAATATCATGTAAGTATTTCAACAGATGGGGCTACATGGACAGGGTCTTCTACGGGGCAAATAGGTTCTTCTCATGTATTACTTAATTCTGTTACAGCAGGAGAGAGTATTGATGCGGGAAAACTAATGGAAATTGGCGGTGAACTTGTTGCTGCTATATGGGATGAAACAAATTCTAAAATTGTATTTTTTTCATCAACAGACAATGGAGATAACTGGAGTGCTGAAAACGATTCTGGGGGGTCCGCAGTAAATATATATTCTACTTCTGGGGTTAAGGGACTTGCCGTAATGACAGGTACTGATGGTGAACAGAAATTATATATAGGGACTGAAACCGGACTTTATGAATGCGATACGGCACCAACAAACTGGACAATTGAACAAGTAGATAAGATGTCAGGTTCTGCTGACAATTGTCGGGACATGATTGTTCATCAAGGTAGCTTATGGTACCCGGTTGGAGCAGACACTAATACTGCTGCAGGTATGAGGAAACTTACGAATACAACTAACACAAAAAATTTGGAAGTCGGATTTGGATTAGACTTTGGAGATGGGGTTCCATCAGATTTATTAGGTAGTTTTAAGAGATTAGTTTCGGCAGGGGAATTTTTGTTTGCATCGGTAGGTGGATCTGCAGCAGATCGCAACGCTCGCATCTTGTGTTGGAACAACAAAGGTTGGCATCATATAGCAAGAAGTTCTACAGCTAATAAAGAAATACAATGGTTAGATATTTCTAGTGCAGACGATGGCAGTATAGGTACACCATTACTTCATTACAATATTTCTACAGGAACTAGTACATCTACTTCACATTACATAGAATATCCATTAACTAACCCAACTAGTGGCGTTGCACTTAAACGTGAAGACCATAGCGCAGGACAATCCGGAACTATAGATTTACCATTCTTTGATTTAGGTATTCCACAAGAAAACAAAAATTTCTTAGCAGCTCACGTTATTGCAGATGATTTAGATTCTGCTACGGGATCTGATAAAGAATATATTAATGTTGACTATGGTTTGGATAATGCAGCTTTAACTACAGACTTGGGTGATATTACATCTGCCACATCAAAACTTCCATTTGCATCAGGAGCAGGAGTATCTGCTAAAAATCTTGGACTTAGGTTAAATATAAATCGGAGTGATACTAATACCGGTACACCTAAACTACGAGATATTGTAGTCGAAGGATATGTAAGTCCTGAAACTTTTTATGAACATCAAATGGTTGTTGATATAGATCAGAGTGCATCCGAGACAGGGCAGTCGATAGAAACAGTAATTTCTAATTTAGAAACATTAATCAACAGCGTAGCACAAACTAGTTTTAAGTTTGGAGCAGTTGATAAATTCGTAGCTGTAGATCGAGAGAGGAGCAGCTTTTCCTATGGCTTAAAAACATGGGAAGCAGGTGGGGCAAATTCATTAGCAGAACGAAGCGGGCTTTGTACATTAACACTCATAGAGAAGGTGGCATCATGAAAATACCTGAAGGAAGAATGCCTTTGGCCAAACTGGTCGGAGAAGAAAGCGACAAATCTCTTGACCGTATCGGAAGAGCGCTCAATGAAATGTTGCAACGTCATGATTACCCGGAAGATGTTGTGCTTATGGTTACTAATTATGCAAAGACCTGGGCGAAGGAATGGAAAGCTAAAGGTGTCGGGAAGAGAAAAGATAGCTTTCAAGAATTTAACAACCGTGGAATAGCAGGGTTCGGTGGGCTTACCCACTTGGGAATTGCTCAGATGAAAGCTGCTAAAAGACATGGTGTGAATCAAGGGAAAATTCCTAAGTCTGGACAATAGTTAAACGGGGGCTTATGGATAACAAAGAAACCGAACAACAACGACTTAAAAACAAAATAGATGACATAGAACGATTATATATTCCAGTTATAAAGGAGCTGAAACAGGCAATGAGCAAGGCAAAGAAATTAGGATTTTTAGGGTTACTGATTGGTGGAGCGAGTCTCGCCGTTAGCGGATACCTAATTCTAAAAATATGGGACAAGGGATGGTAATGAGTGGCAGAAACAAAACTTAAAAGCGTTGAAGAACAACTGCTAGAAGCTAAAACAGAAATAATAGAACTCAAAATTAGTTCAAAAACGACAATTACGGGGGCGCAATTTTTGGCTATAGTTTTGGTGGGTCCGCTTTTTCTTAGTTTTTGTGTGTTAGGAGTATTAATTGTATGGAAAACTTTATCAAATCCTGCCCAAATCGCACCGCACCTGGAATTGATACTAATTTCGTTCGCCATATTCGCAACACCAGTCACAAGTGCCGCAGGTATAGTCATTTCACAAATCCAACAAAAGAAATCTAAGGAGGAATAAGATGAAAGAGAAAAAATTCAATCTTCCCAAATTACAAATGAAAATGCCTAAATTCTGGTCTTTTCGCATCCCTATCGGTGGCGGAATATATCTTGGTGGCGGGAAATTAATTCTAGGAAGCATGTCGGCTGTAGCTATAGGGTTTATTGCGAGTATGTTCGTTTTAATATCGTCTGGGGATGCCGAGATAACCTTCCCTATGACTGGAGCTTCATACGATGCACCGGGACATATCGGAACTAGAATCGTTGATGAAGAGTTTCCAGCAGACAGAAGCCAAACGCTTCAGATTAATATGCCAGCAGGTATAAGACTTGATGAGGTAATCCTTAAAAATATTAGTTTAGGTAAGGCAGGTTTAACTGACGCATTCCAGATTGGATTTGCTAGTGGAGTCGCATCTACTTCTACGGACAGGATTACAATTGATGAACTTATCATTAAAAATAGTTCCTTCCCTACAATGGACTTCGCAAATGGGAGTATTTACAGCATCCTAATAGCCACATCCACGATAGCTGATGGACACACAATAAATGTCACTATGGCAACTGGTACACAAGTTAGCATGGCATCTGGGCGTGGGGCTACAAGCTACGTTGCAGAAGACATGGTTGTTGACCGTATCCTCTTACTCCAATCATCTGGTTCAGGGGACGTTTTAATAGATAGACTAATCTTGGATAACGTGAACGCTTGGACTGGTGGCTTTAATGCCGACTGGTTCGAGATAGGCTCGCTAGTTCTTGAAAATGTGAAGGTTGGTTCAGACGCAAATATAAATACCGCAGACCTGGTCTTTAACAGCACGGTGTCTATTAACAACATGACCGATGGGACTCAAGAACAGCCGATTATAATACGCTAATTCATATGGTAGCTAACAAAATAAACAAACGAGAATGTGATACCTGCAAATGGTTAGAGTCTCAAAAAGACGCTTTGCAATATCAAGATGACCAAGACAATTTGGAAGAAAACTACAGAGAGATAAGTGCTGTGATCTCTACTCACCGGCAAATATTTCACACAGGAGAAAATAAATGAAAATACGACCACAGATTTTTTTAGCAGTCTTATGTGCGACAATATTTAGCATGTTTGCAATTTACATTGGGTTCAAAATGGAAGCAACAGAAGTTGTTACCGCTGTGATTGGTGGAATTTTCGGATTTCTTGGCGGCGTTTCATTGAAAGTTTTAGAAAACGAATAGCTCTAAAGAGCAAAGGAGAACATAATGTTCAAAGCAATAAAATTGGCCATGCAGTATTCACATGTGTTGCCGGTAGCAATTGAGTTAATAAAGGAAATTGAGAGGTCTGTCCGAGATGATGGATCAATATCTCAAGCAGAAAGATCAAAACTTATGAAACGGTTTTGGGCTTTGGTAAAAGCTATACAAGATCCGGTTAAAGCAAAAGCATCCTAGGCACAAACCGCACAAATAACCACTAATAACAAGGCTCTGTGAGCCACGGAGAGCGTTTTTTACGAACGACTCTAGGTCTTGGTATTGGGCTTGACAGTAATCACATAAGTTTTTTGAGGGCTATTAATATTTAGCATGTCAAGTGTTACTTCGTGGTCAACAAAATGTCGAGATAGAATCCCAATAGCTTTTTGAAAAACAATTCTAAGTGTGTCTGGTTTATAGTTGGTTTTATTAAATAGTGACTCGTCAAATAGTGACTCGTCAAACTCTGAAAAATTAAAATTTAAACCTTTATCTTTGTCTTCCCCTTTAATTCTATAAAAAAGTTCTTCAAATCTTTTTTTATCTAAAACTTCGTGACTCCCCCAAATTTCAGGCGAAGATGATTTGTATACTTCGTATGCTTTTGGTGCCATAATTTTTTTATCACCATACAATCGGCTTCTTATAAATTCTACAAGCACTTCATCTCTAACTTTTGCCATTGTTTACTCCCTTGGACTTGACATCAATTTTAAAAAACAAATCACGTTCATCTTTATTTTTTCCCGTAATAACCCAGTTCAATAAATCTTCAGCAATTTCTATTAAAAGCCCAGTTGTATTAGACAGATTAGAAATAGGCAATACAGAAATATCTTTTTGAAGAAGAGTAACGGCATGCCCTAAACAAACCTGTCTTCTATTTCTGATTTCTTCCGGACCAAATCTATAAATCATCTTGTCACGCCGAGCATTATAATAAGAATTCATAAATGAATTCTTACTTTTATAATGATGTGGTGGTTTTGGCAATTCATTTTCAGGGTCTTTTAAGCGTTCTAAATATATTTCATACGCTTTAGTTGCGCTTATTCTTTTCGATGCTATTTCTCGAAAAAACATGAAATTTTCGGGGTGTACTGTTTTTGGCATTGTTTACCTCCTATGGTATTTGCTCATTTAACTTTTAATTAAAGAATTTAATCCGAGATTTTTTGCAAGAGTTCTGAAAGCGATTGCTGCCACGCTTGGAACGACTCCGTTTCCAACGGCTCTGAGACGGATGTCCACCCCAGACATAGCCCCATCAACCACTCTGCAAAATGTGGGTTGAGCCTTCGGCACGATACTGAGCATGTGTGTCCATCTATCTGTTTCTTTGGGTCCTGGGGGATAGAGAGGTAAAGCTCCGGGGGTTTTTCTCTGGTTCCCATTCCTTTGTAATCCCTCTGAAGTGGTGTCGGCCATCTTTCTTGCTCCTTGTCTGGATTGGTTGATTTGCCGTCTTTTGCTTTCGACTTGTTCATCTTTTTTCTTTCTACTTTGCCTACTAATGCAGGATGATTACTCAACCCCTTTTGCCCGTAGTTTGGTCTGTTTCCTATTTTGTCTGCTTCTGCTACTGTCGGTGTCGGCCATCTTTCTTGCTCCTCTTGTACTGTTTTTGTCCATTCATGAGATGTGGAACTTAAATCATCTCCTTTCCAATTTTCTGTTTGATATCTGTTAGAACAGTCTGTTGCTGTCGGTGTCGGCCATGATTTTTCCTCCTCTAATGCTTGCAATGACAATGCGGTGCCACCTTGGGCGAATTTCTTTTTTCTCATTCCTGTGTCATCCGCTAAAGGCGTGGTCCAGTTCTTGGCCATTTTTGGGAGATTCATTGAGTGCATTGATTCATCTTTTGTCTGATTTGAATTCAAGTTACCAATGAATAAATCAGATGGTGTTGGAGTAGGCCAGTTTTCTTTATGAACGTATTCTCGTAAATTAGAAGGATGATTCCTTCCCTTTCTTGCACCTGAAAATATTTTTTCTGTGCCTTTTTTAGATCGTGGCGGCAATTCATCCATTGTGTTTGGAGTTGGCCATGATAAAAAGTCTTTCTCTTTTATGAGGAGCGCCTGTTTCTGCCGCCGTGAAGAGTCCTTCCGTAACTTCGTAACCCATCTCTTGTAGTTCGGGTCGTATGGTGTCCCAGTAGTATCTAAGGATTCCGGGAACATTTTCAAGAAAGACGATTGGAACCCCAAGTCCCCTAATGAGTTTTGCGACATCTGGCCAGAGGTTTCTATCATCGTCTTGTTCTTTTCTTTTCCCTGCAATACTGAATGGCTGACATGGGAATCCGCCTGTGAGGATATCCACTTTTCCACGCCATGGTTTAGGATCGAAGGTTTTAAGGTTAGACCAGATAGGCGCCTTATCGAGGTGTCCTTCTTCCATACGAGTCGCCAAGATCGTTGCTGCCGAAACTTCGATTTCCACATAGCAGATTGTTCGAGCTGAGATAACCTGGCTGAGTCCAAGTTCAATTCCCCCGTATCCGGAGCAGATGCTGATTGTATTGTAGGTAGGTGTAACCACATTGTTCATTTCTCCCTCGTTGTTCCGTTTCCAATTATAAAGTTTCTAACCTGCCGCCATTTACCCGTTCTAATTTCTTTAAGCGTGTTTTTTTCATAATCATTTACATGTAACTTTTCGTCACCGCAGTTTTTACATGTTCCGTTAGACACAAGGCCCGACCCTGTTTTTGCGCCATTTGGAGCGTCTAGGATGTAGTGATGTACGCACGTCATGCTTCTGTTATTTCCATAACCATTCCAACTTGATGTTTGTGCTTTACCCGGTGGTACTCGACTTCAATTCCTTTAACGTATTCGGGATTATCGTCTTTAATTAGTCCATATTCTGTTAAAGCATCTAAGGCAGGCTTCATTCCTTTTATAAGATTGTCAGCGTCAATTGGTTTACCGCACCAATGCGCAATATATTTAACTCGGATCTTATCCATCGGTTCAGGGTCAATTTCCATTAATCTTGCATACGCTGAATCTTTGAAGAACTTTGTAAACTTGTGCCGGACAGACCAATGCGCACGGGAATTGCCACGCAGTTCTTTGGGGGGCATGTATTCCCAGACCAGTTTTATTGGTTCCTTTTTATCCTTAATATTCACAAAAACACCCGTACGAATCACCTTCGTTTTCAAACATATCTACTTGAGTAGTCTCATTTTTAAGTCTTAATTCTTTTAAAGTTAAGGGCAAGGTTTCGTTATTTATTTTTTTCTTTAAAATGCTTCTGTTCTTTCTTGGACCACCTTTTTCTTGTTGTTCTATTTCCCATTTTTCAACTTGGCTATAGCGATCAGGAAAATGTTTTTGCAATCTGATCCATTCAGATGCGCCTTGCCTGACGCATCTTCCACCGCAGTTGTTATGTGGAAATCCCATTTTATAAAGTCGTGGAGATTTAATTCCCCATTTTTCAACAGTTTTTGAATAACTTGTGTACGGCAGAGGTTTCCATATCAAAGGAAAATCTACGCTAATGCCTTCTATAGATTCGTATATCTCTTTAGGTTTTGCGTGCCTGTGTTCTTCGGTCCAGTCCAACCCTAAATGAACTGTTAAAGGTTTTTCTAATTTGGTAATAAACTTTCTAAATGGAAGTTGTTTTAAATAGTAAGAACAAGGGGCAGCATAACTGTTAGGAATTAGCTTTGTGTCCTCAGCAACTTCTAAAGGGTTTCTTCCGTCAGTAAATCTAACAATTTTTTTATCCCACCGTTTTTCTAAATCATCAAGAAATCTATATAAATCTTCGTCTTCCCATAAAGTGTCCGCAAACCACAACGTAACATCACTCTTTCCGTAACGGGTTAAGACACGTTCTGCGGCAACAGCAGACGCTGTGCCACCTGACAAGCTAACTATATGTTTCATTGCCATCCTATAATCTCCTCTTTCTTTGTTTCGATAAACCGAACTTTGTGTCCGCTATTGCATCGCAAATAGCGCATGAACTTATTGCTCTTCCTGATTCTTATCCTGGTTTTTAGTTCGACCCTGTAGCCATTCTCACAAAAAGCACATTCTGCTTCATATTTAAAAGTGCTGTACTTCTTTTTGTAGGCCTTCCCATCTCGTATCCATACTTGTAATTTCAATCCTTTAAGGTTCCATATTGTTCCCATGTATGGGACATAGAAAGAAGATGATCGCAAGTTCATAAAACTTGGAGGAGGAGCCTTCGGAATATCTAAACTATAGTTAGCCCATCCGCATCGAATACAATTAGGAAATCCATCTACATCATTTGAAAGGTTTGGGCTGTTGCATTTTTTGCAACAAATTACTTTAGTCACAGATGTTTCATCTGTTACGCATGTAATATTACTGTAACAGATTTGTATCATTATAATGATACTCCGTACAAAGACCCGTTCTTTACAAAGATTCCGTCTTTAATTCCACGGCTTAAAACAACCCGAACTGTGCTTGCATTAATTCCTGTTTCTTCAGATATAGGAATTGGTGTTTGCGAACCTGATTGAAGTAGATATTTTCTAATAGTTTCTATATTGCTTTGAGGTACAAGTTCTGGAAATTCTTCCGGAGAACTTTTGCGAATACCACTCAACCCAAAATCGTTAAAGGATAAAGCAAGCATAGGAAGCTCAACGCCAGACGGAATATCATTAGCCCTATCGACTTCTAGCTGTACTCCGAGTTCATGCTTATGGTTCTTACTTGTCTTAACCGAGATCATGACATCCGCAGCGCCTTCAAACATGACAGACCCGTAAATGTGCTTTTCTTCCCATGATGTATGGGCTATTGCCAAATATCCTCGCTCTACACTACCCTGAATGATTGCATTTAAAGAGTCGGTAATTTTATTAGCAGTCTTATTGTCGTTTAGGTCTCCCATTCCAGACCTTGATATCGAATCAAGTACCACAAATCTAATGTCGTATTTGTCTACTTCACGTTGAATGCGGTCTGAAATATCGGAGAAGCTCCACCCTCTCGCATGTAGAAATCTGAGGGGTCTGTTTTGCGGTACGTTTAGTGCATTGTTTACTTGGGCAAGTCTTCTTTGCATACTTTTAGGAGAACGCTCCAGGTTGACGTAAAGAACATTGCATTGATCTACTTCCCATAACTTATCAGCTCCGCTATCAACGCTGACAGCCATAGCCAGAGCCATAAAGGATTTACCTGACTTGGGTCTAGCAAACATGATAGTCCCGCCGTCTGTTACGGCAAATGGTTTTAGCCTGAATTTCTGTATTAATGTAGGATCGCCCGGCATAAGCTCTGACGAATAATTAGATATCCATACTTCCCATACTTCCTGACAAAATTTATCTAAGTCTGCCTTTAAATGTCCTTTTTTATAAATGGGAAATCCTGTTTCTTCGCATATATTGCTTATATAGGCTTCATTCATTTCTTCAAAACCCGCTTTAGCAAGCCTACGCCTATCTGTGTCTCTTCCAATATTAAAGGTGTCGTAAATAATTGATTTTCCGTATGGATTATTTTCGGTAATTTGAAAGTCAGCCTTTTGTTCATAGATAGTAATTTTGGCGTGTGTTCCTGTTTTTTCAGGTCTCAAATTTTCAGCACGAAAATTAATCTTGTGATCGTTTGGCCATTGCCGTGTCGCAATAACACCTGTGCCGTTTAATTCTGATTCTAGTGGTTTATATGGTTGAAGAATTTCATGCAAAGTCATCTATGGCTCTCCTGGTTGGTTTGAAAGGGGGATCTTGGTAAGGTCTATTGGTTGGGTTTAGTGATGTCTTTTCAGTTACCAAATCTTCCGCAAAATTTTTAAGTCCTGTCATTAGACTGTCGATATCGCTTGTGTATAGCTTTACGGCTTCTTTTTTTAAGAAATACTGAATTGATTCATCTATCAAAATATCTGAAAGTTGCACTTCAAGTTTTCCAAGTTCATGGTACTTACAATCTGCAGTACAAGAACACTTTTCGAGCATGTCTTTTGTTTGATTTACCATGTCAATTTGTTTTTGTAAAAGTCTTTGGACCTTGTCTTCTCTGGAGAGATTTTCCATATCATTCTTTTCCTAAATACGCTAAAAGCGTAACGCCCTATAGGTTAAAAGAACGCTACTTATTGTTTTTTGTGAATGAAGGCGAACCGTTAGTCGTTACAGTTCGCCTTGCTGTTTATTTAATGTCCCGGTTTAAAGTAATTAAATTAGATGCTTCTTGTTTAGTTATAGATACGTTGCCGTTTTCGTCATAAACGGAATCGGGAACAACAAGTCCTTTATCAATAAATTGATCTATCCATTTCAATTGTCTTTCGGATGGGGGTTGGTCTTTATTTTCTTCACTAACCTGTTTTACCTGAACTGGAATGTCAGCTTCTACACCTTTGTGTTCAATGGTTGTTGCACCTTGGTACTGTGGAGTAGGAGTAATAACTTCTTGTTTAGGCTTTGGAATACCTTGCATCTCATCTGTTATTTCATCAGAAGGTAAACTTTCGTAACCACCTAACTGAGCAACAAATGCAAAGTTGAGTCTAAAAGCCTTGCTAGTGGCTCTGGTTTGAGCCATAGACATTACCGCATTACGTTTACCACCCTGAGAATGTTGGCCTTGTGCGACATTCTCGTCTTTCCCACAATATGCCATTGCTCCACCACCTACAGGTTGCCCGGTATTTTTATCAACTAAGATGACATGAGCTTCATATCCCTGCCACTCATCATGTTCAGATACTGCAGTTACTGATTTAGTTTGTGCAGACACTCCGGCAAACTTACCTATTAATTCCCATGCTTCAACTTTCAGGTATTTATTACCTTTCAAATTGACATACATAGTTGGCTTGCCCTTATCGTCTATAGCGGAGTCTACAACTTTCATCAAAGACTTAGCCCAATTTGTGGCTTCTTGGGTTGCCTGTTCTGGATCTATGGCAATTGCGTTGGTTGTTGTAGCCATTTCTATATCTGTAATATTTTCTAATGTCATTAAACTGTCCCTCCTTTATAAGCACAGGTATCACAATGTCGAGCAGAATCGTCAGCCATTGACCTATTGCAGTCAGGACAATTATTTGGACTTATATAAATCCTGTTACTTGCCGATCTAATCCTGCGAGTTTTCATGTTTTGCATTACTTTTTGTTTAATTAATTCAAGGGCTTGTTTTTCTAACTCAATCCAACGTGGTATTTTTTCTAGCAATTTAACCCAATCACGCTGACCGTTCTTGTAATCAAGACCTTTAATATGTGAGCCTTCCTGATATGAATAAGGGGGTCTTAAATCTTCTGAGAATATAACGTCTAAAACTTCTTTCCCCTTATAAATAACTCTGAATTGGCTATGTCCGTTCCAGTCATCGAACCAACAGAAAAACGAAATGTCTGGTGCGCCTTTGAACTTATCCACATTAAGAGATTTAAATCCTCTTTCGTTTTTATCCAGAGTTACGAACTCATCTCTAAACATAGCCAAGTAACTTTTAATTGGCTGTTCGTAATTTTCTAAAAACTTCTCGCACTTTGCGTGATGTTCACTTAGTAACTTCGATTCTGACATTATGTCTGTAATTGCTAACATAAATACACCCCTCTAATTAGCTTAATTTATTTTTATATCTTCCATATTGAATAAAACAGATTCTTTTTTATTGAAAACAGCAGAGCATAAAACCCTAAACTTTTCGGATGGCTTTGCCCTGCCGTTCATTGTGTCTAATAAGTGAGAAAAACTATAATGAGTTTTTTCTGCTATCTCATTTAAAGAATACCTGTCAAATATGGGATGCTGTTTTGTTTGGTTACGCATATCAAATTATTCCATTGATTATCTTGTTATTTCTCAATCTTATATTAAAGAACTACGGGATGTCAATGGAATTCCCATGTAGATTACTTGGATTATACCTTTGGTTTCCTTCTCCGTTTTCGTTTCGGTGTTTGGCCGTCCCGGATGGCACGCGCAACTTCGGTTGCTTCAATCCAGAAATGTTGCGCTCCCGGTATCCTGACAGTCTGTAAAAACCCTTTCCCTGGATGACACCAGACATTGCGAACGTGTTCCACCCCTCTGCGAAATAGTTTTGCAACCTGATCTGTTGTAAGTAGTTCGGGTAGGAACACTCCGATGTATTCAAATCCACACTCTTTGCAATCGGATTTAATCTTTGCCGTATCATCTTCAAAGATCCGCTTTTCTGTTAGCTGTCCCTTGCAATCGGGACAGCGTTGCTTTATAAATATTTGTTTTGCTTCGTTATCCATATTTTTACCCCAGATAATTTATTCCTTTTCTTTAATCTCTAATGTAGGGCGTTCCCTGATAGTTCCCCGTTCTATAATTTCCGTAATGTCCTTTCCATAGTCTTTGAACAAATTGAGCTTCGCAAAATTCCATTTTGCCTTAGTCATCGTTGGCTCTGGTGGCGTATACGCTCCCTTATCAATCAATTCATCGGCGTATTTCGTTTCTAATAAAGGGCGGAGCATATCGTCTATCGCCCTGGGTTTCCCCAATTTAAGTCTCACTTCAAAATCGTCATGGGGAGCAGCTTTTTGGCCGTTGCTTTCCATCTCGTCAAGGATCAAATCCTTGAGTCTCATCGCTTCATTCCGGTGTAGTTTATACGCCCGGTAATGATCCCAATAATCGCTAATATTTTTTTCTAAATCACTCATTTTTCATCTCCTGTACTTTTATTCACCATGCAAACTCTTGTGTTTCCCATCTATAATCATGTCCTCTTGCGAACAATACAAATAGTCTCCAAATTGTTTACCTTCATTGTAATAATAATTATCTGATTCACTAGAGGGACTTTCTAAAAAGTAATCTATAGCACCTTGTTTAAAATCTTCAAGATTTTTATGAAATGCTTTTTCATGTTCTATATATTCTTTATCCATATCGTTACCTCCTAGATAACTTATTTTTTCGGCCTTTGCTCGGCTCGTTTTGCTTACTTGTAATGTGTATCGATTATTCTTTGTAAAGAATTCAGAAACTCGGGATCGATACACGTTTCCCCCCTGAGTTTTTGCGTTTTTATAAAATCATTAAACAGGCTATTGGATAAATAATTTCGGCCGATCCGCTCGAATATCTTATATAATTGTGATTCAGATATTTGATTCGGGTATTTTTTATTAGAATATTTATCTATAAATCGCTGCAAATCCGCCATATTAATTTCCCCCCTGGACTACTGTTTTTGTATCGTAATCATTGCTTACATCGCCACCATCGCATTCTTTACTTTGACAATACACTTCCGGCAATCCGCTATCTAATATGACCCATTTCCCCGTGTTTTGCTCGAATCGTGTGGGTTGCCAGACTTCAATATTTTCTGATTTGCATTCTTTACATATTGGAACTTCAATTGTTTTAGCTTCCGATATATATGGAACTTCGTCCGCATGAGTACTTTCGTGTCCGCATTCATTGCAAACTATATCGCCTGCGCCGACTTCAAACGCGCGAGTCATTGCAAAATCCTGATTATCTGCGTCCCACTCGGCGTATGCGTCAAACGAAATATCGTCAGACTTGCACTCTTCGCATATGTAATTTACTTTACTCATCTTAATTTCCCTCCCGGTAACTTGCCCCTGCCCAAACAGGGGCGCTTAATTATTTATGGTTCTGTTCGTATTTCACGATGTTTTCAAGTGTTTTAATAACTTGATCTGTTGATATTTGTCCCATTGAGAATTGACTAATTAAATCTTCTAAATCCTGTATCAATGTTGTCTCGTTTTGTTCAGTCATATTATTTCCTTGTATTTTAAAATCAAAATAAATTGGTGAACATTTTTTGATAAACAAATCTCTGAAATTTAAGGCTTTTTGATATTCTGATTCGTTGTAAAATTTATCTGATCCTAAATTGTATAACTTATCGCCAGGTACAGGTTCTACATCAATGTGTTTTAAGAATTTAACCCATAATGACTCGTAATCTTCTAATTGATTTATAGAATCAGAATCAGATAATTTGTTTAATGATTCCATTAAATCAATATTAAATTTGATATCCATATTTTTATACCCTCCCAGGTAACTTGCGACTGCTTAGACAATCGCGCTTAATTGATAACCTGCCCTGCTCGGAAGCAGGGCAACGCTCTAAGCTTAATATCCTTATATTATGCGACTGATACCACGAAGCCGGTCTCGTCTCTACTGGCTAATCCTTTCCCATGCAATCCAATTATCACGCCTTTAGAATCAAGGAATCGCATGTCGTGCAAATCGCCATCAATTACGGGATAGCCTAAATATGAAGCTGGTAGTGGTTCTTTTTTCTTTACATCGAACACAACGGCGACACGACGCCCGGCTTCCAGGTTTGGTATAACTTGATCATGGTTTTCTTCCGATCTCGAAAAAGTCAGGTCATAATTTGCCGGTATTCTCGTACGTTTATTAATTGGATATTTTGTATAGTCGTAAAATTGAACATCTGAAAATTTGGGCATCATATCCGGGTAAACTAATTCCCATGGAATATCTGACGTTCCGTTCAATCTGATAGCCGGCTTTAATCCTTTATTATGCGATTTCTTAATATGTGCTTCAATTTCCGCGAATAGTTGAATTTTAAAAGCTTGTTTATCTTTGTTAAATGCTTCTGTTCTATTCCGTCTGGCTTGTTTAGCCATGTTCATACGCCCCGACGTTACCAGACAGGCCATAGCACATCCGGCGCTTGAATATGCACATAAATTTTTACCCGATTGAGTCGATGGTTCAAGGTACATAATCGCGGTATAAAATTGGCTTCCAAATCCGTTTGAATGCTCGATCTTAGTACTGGACGTGGTTAATAATTTTGATTCTGATATATTGGTAGTAGTCATATAAATATTCCCCTATTTATTTGATTAGAGCATGGGACGGATTGCACGCCGTCCCATGTTCGATTAATTATTATCCTTCGTTAGAAAATACGTTCCGCTTATCTGTGTATGTGTAGTTGTATTTCAATTGATGTTCGTACGAGTCCCAGTTGAAATACATTTCACAATGACAATTGTTGGAACACGTTTTATCATTAAATCTATTCTCATATGCAAAATCTCGAAAACTGTTCCAATTACCGCGATATCTGTTATTGAATTGTTCGATGATTTCGTTGCTATCAAAAATATTGACATTGATATCCATTGAGTCCAGGTAATCTATAAAAGTGTCAAATTCTACATATTCCATATCTGAATGGTGTATTAATTCAAATAATTTTGGATCTATATGAGATTCACCGATAAAAGCATTCGGGATATATTCCCAATCCTGAAACATGAATTCCGGGTCGTTTTCGTTGGAATGTAATTCTCTACACGCTATATAAAAATCATCAACGGATTTATAGTCTTTGATATTTAACCATTGTCCCCCTATCGATCCACTATTATATTTCCCGTACGTCCCAACGTACACACGTAATTCTTTTTGTTCTATATTTGTCGTTGTCATATCTGTCACCCCCTAAGGTAATTAATTAATTTACTGGTAATCCTAATTTGGCTTGATGTTTTGCCCTACGTTTTGCCACGATATCGTCATATCTATCCGCAATATCGCAATAGTTTTCATTACCGCAATATCTCGGATATTTCATAACTGCTCCATTCATTGCGGTGTGTGATGATGCTGGCTCTGAATAACATGCCCCGCATTCTGTACAATGAAATTTTTGTGTATCATCGCAATTCCTACATAAATTAGTTGACCTTGTCATATTTATTTGCTCCATAAACTTATTTGTAGTCACTATATATTATGTAGAATAAGGTGTCAAATATCACGCCTAATACCTTAACAATTGATTGTTAAGATTAAGTAATGCAATTATCAACTAAACATAAACAATTCGCCGACTCATATATTCAATCCAGGAACGCATCAGAAGCGTACAGAATAGCTTACGGTGATAAAGCCGAAACCGTTGTTAATGCTTCCGCTTCACGTTTGTTAAGGAATGTTAAAATTCGAGATTATCTTGTTAAGGTTCAGACTACAAAGTTAACAAAAACAGCCGAAAAACAAGATATAACGCGCTCATTTCTGATACAGCAATACCTCGAAGTATTAGAGAAGGCAAAAGAACAAGCAAGCACGCTATCAGTCGCTAAAGCTACGTTGGATTCATTAGCACATATTAGCGGATTATGGTTAGATCGGCGCACACTTGAAGTGTCGGGCGCTGTAAATCACTTAGCTAGCTTAGATACCGGG